TCTGGATGGGTTTGGAAAGGTTCAAGGACTTCAACTGGTTCTAAAGAACTCTGTTGGAGCTTTTGGTGAGAATTGCGTCCAAAATCCTCTACATACCATCAATGGCAATAAATCGATAAATATTCTAGGAGTTTCAATGCCAACATATACCTTCCGCAACAAAAACACCAATGAGGAATGGACTACAATTATGTCCCTTTCGGAAAGGGAACAGTTCCTCAAGGAAAATCCCCACATCGAACAACTCATCACCCAAGCACCCGGACTGATCGATATTTGGCACACTGGGCGCATTAAGCCAACGTCTGCCACCAATGAAGTGTTGAAGAGGATCAAGAAGAACAACTATGGCTCGAAGATCAATACGGGGAATCTAACAGAAGTCTAGAACGAAAGGAAAGTAGCTTGCTCAAAGTATCTTCCGATGGTACGCATCTAGAGCATGTATTTGACGAAACTTCTACTCCCAAGACAAAGAAAAAAAGACGAGGCAAGAACAATAACAATAACAACAACAATCTTGAACTAAGGTCCATTCAACCAATCACTGAAAATCAACGGAAAGTCTTTGAGCACTACAAAAATGACATGAATTTGGTGTTACACGGTTCGGCTGGTACAGGTAAAACTTTTGTGGCTCTGTATCTGGCACTGAAAGAAGTATTAGACCCCTCCAACGAGAAGAACCGTGTCTACATTATTCGTTCGGCGACTCAGTCAAAAGACATGGGTTTTATGCCGGGCAACCTCAAGCAAAAAATGGCAGAATATGAGAATCCATATCGCTCTGCATGTCGTGAATTGTTTGGGCGCGGCGACGCATACGACATCCTGAAGCAAAAAGGAATCATCGAATTCTGCTCCACATCCTTCCTTCGCGGCGAGACGTTCGCTGATGCTGTCGTCATCGTCGATGAAATCCAGAACGCGGAATTTCGAGAAATCCATACGGTTATGACGCGCATCGGCGATAATTCCCGAATCATCCTCAGCGGAGACATCAAGCAAAACGACCTCTACAAAAAGAACGAAGTATCCGGATTGCCGAAGGCATTCGAATTGATCCGGAGAATGGACGATTGTTTTGCTGTCGTCGAATTCACTATTGACGACATTGTTCGATCCGGGCTCGTCAAGAGATGGTGCGAGGAGCTTGACAAGGCAAGCTAACGTCCCTACAATCACAACGACATACTAGACAGAAAGCGCAATCGAAAGGTTGCGCTTTGTCGTGAGGGATAATGCCCACCAAGGATCAAACCATGACCAGCAACAAGCTTCAACGTTGGTACGAAGTCGTAGACGACACCGCCTACATTTACGACGCTCCGTATCCGAAGGACAGCATGAGTGTTAGTGTTGTGCCGGTCGCGGACATCGCCTATTATCGCACAAGGTTCAACCTGTCCAAAATCTGGACAAACTGTGGCGAGGAATGAAAATGTTTGTCTTAGACTCTGTGGACATGGTTGGACCATTTTTCGTCCAGCATCCGACTGATATCGTTAATGTTTTGTGTCGATTCCGGGAATATTCGGAAAAGACCGACATAACTACGTTCGAGGATTTTCGCGACCCAAATAAGACCATCGAAGTTTTGTGGCCGAAAAACCGTTTTTCGAAGCGGTCGTTCAAGAATGACGCTGTTCCCGGTGAAGTATTCATCATATGCATTGAGCGCACCGAATCCGGGGCATACAAGACTTCAGGGGAATTCTACAGATTCCGCGATTTGAGATGGTATTGGATCGGATTACGATGATCACAATCGAAACAATTGATCGAGTCAATACGTTTTTCAAGCATCGGAAATATGATGAATGCTTCTCCGTTGGCGTATTGTGTCGATATGTCAAACGTTCTTCTACCACCGGCGCGTTTATTTTTCGAGATTATCACGACGAAAACAGCAGGGTTGAGGTGTTTTACCACAATCCAGCAAACGATTGGGTTGCCCGATACCTGAAAGAAGGGGATGCAGTCATCATTCGGGTACAACAAGACCCGAATGGCAAACTGATTGGCTATAACGGATACTTCAATATCGACAAGATGATGTGGGTATTCTGCGATGGATAAATTTTCTGTTCCGGATGGAGATATGGGTACGGCTGGTTGCATATCTCGTCGTACCACGAGAAGCCTCGTATGGCTGAAAGAAAATCAAGAAGTCGCATGGGTTCACATCAAGGTCGTAGGGGCCGACTCGTTGACATTTACGTTTACGGGACGAGATGTTTTTGGAAATGTTGGAAAATTTGCGGTGGTCGAAGACGAAGCGACGAGGAACTATAGGTTCTGTTCGGCTCTGGAAACGCGCGTCGAAAATGGGCGAAACACTTGCTTTATTTTTCGTCTGGTGTATAGTCCGCAGATGGACATGTTTGCCGTACTGACGCCATACCTTTACGATATGGAACGGCGGTTTTGGATCAAAACAAACGGATTGACACGGTGACCTGACCTATGGTTATGACGAGATTTTGTAAATCCTCATATATCGATGATGTGTATGATGCTATCGGTGTCCCTGGGTGCGTCACTGATGTGTGCATCGACAGTCTCGCAGTCGTAGAAAAGACTCGCACTGTAGCATGGGTACCGGTGAAATTCATTGAATGCGTCTCGATAATTGACGACTACGTCAAAGACGCATACTGTCACCGCATGGATTTGTTGGTGGGGAAGGACATTCATGGCGATGAATACGGATTTGTCGCGGTCGATGATGCCGATGCAGGGAACATAGCGTCTGGGCTACTGACCCGGATCAATAAATCCCTGAACACGTGTTTCATTGTTCGAATCGCACCTGTCGAATGCGTTCAACCATTTGGGGAACACATCGGTAGGGAAGTCAAGGTGTTCGCGATCCTTCCGGACCGTTTTTTCGACATGGAGCGCAAGGCGTGGGTTGAATTTGAAAATTTTGAATGATAAAGAACCCGGTTTGACCGGGTTCTTTTTTGTTGACATTGGCATTTTCGTGTGGGAAAGTCATGTGCTATGAAAGAGATTGACAAGCTTGAAAAATATACCGGCAAGCCGGGAACATTTTCTCGCAATCAAGTGAGGAATCTTCGCGATTTTCTGCGCGACCCCCGTCTTGTCGCATGGATTCCATTGAAAGTCGAGCAGGTATGGTTAGACAAGGAAACCATGCTGTTGGTTCTTAAGGTTTCCGATATTGGCGGCCATATCGACGTAATCGACACGTTTGATGTCCTTTTCAATGACCCGAAAAGGTCTGTAAACATTAGGCACGAGTTATTCGTCGAAATGTTTCAGTGGATGCGCAATCAAGGGACCGACTGTTTCATTTTCCAGTGTAGATTCGACGTGAATCGCAGTATGTGTACGCTAACAACCGAATATGCATACGACATGCATCATCGACACTGGGTTAATTTCTGAACGAGGATGGTGTGTCACTAGACCTAGACATCGCAGTCGAGATTGACTCGCCAGCTATTGATGAGTTGGTCAAGATAATCGAGGAAAGGACTCCCGCCAGTTCTCCACTGCCACACGTTGACCGTTGGCAGGCCAAGACATTCGCGGCGATTCAACGTTTGCCGAATTACGTGCGGGCATGGATTCCCGTCCGTGTTGAATATTGTTGCGTGCTCAATGAAATAGAGGCGGTGATGTTCTGTGCCGATCAAAAAGGATATACTGGAACCATTCAATCCTCGCCACCTTCTAGTCGAGGGCTATTTGAAGTCCTCACGAATGTAGGTCCGATAAGCAATCGACATTTCATTTTTTGTGTCTATCACGACTGTAACGGAGAATTGTTCATCAAAGGGGACTGTGTCTACGACATGCAAGAGAAGAAGTGGCTTGTTCCGTCCGTGCCGAATCCGTAGGAGTATTGATGTATACTTTTCCAGAATTGCCTAGGACAGAAACAGAAAACGGCAGGTTTTATCAACTCCCTAGTGGTAGGTGGGTTCCGTCCGTTACGACAGTCACCGGTTCCATTAAAAAGGACGCCGTCGCGAAATGGCGGGAACGGGTTGGAGAGGAGGAAGCCAAACGGGTTCTGAATCGTGCATCCGTGCGAGGAAGCCAGTTTCACGAATTGTGTGAGCAGTACCTGATAAATAGGGAAGTGCGTCATTTCCCGGACTCTATCATCAAGGAAACGTTCATACGATTCAGACCATTTCTAGATCAAATCGGGGAACTCATCGCAGTAGAGCAGACCCTGTATTCGGAGAGATTGCGCATCGCGGGGAGGACCGATTGCATTGCCTATTTTGAGGGCGAGCCCCATGTGATCGACTTCAAGACTTCCCGGACCGCCAAGCAGGAATATATGATCGAGAACTACTTTTTGCAGTGTTGCGCATATTCCACCATGATGTATGAAATGACAGGGCTAAAGATTTCTAATTTCGTTGTCGCAGTCATATCCGACGACATGCCCCAGCCACAACTATTTCGAGGTAAATGTTTCAAATATCTCAACCGTCTCATCGAAGTAAGAAAACAATTCCCTGATTGGAGCACAAATGAAGAATAATCTAAGATGGTGGTTTTGGACGTGCCTAACCCTTCTTACCATCGCAATCTCAGCGTATTTCGGATTCTTTTCCGTCCTTTATGCCAGTGACGTTACCTTTATCGGGTTCTCGATTATTCTGGTGTATGTCATCTGTACTGGCTACATTTCCGCGTCATTGTATCGACGTGTCGCAATCAATTTCGATAACCTTGAATATATTGCGGATTCAATGGAAAAGATGGGCATGATTGGAACCGTGGTGGGCCTCATTCTGTCGTTTTCAACGTTCTTTTCCCACCTTGACCTGTCATCCGTCGAGACGGTTAAGGAAATCATTGGAACTGTTGCAGTCGGCATCTCAACGGCCCTTTACACGACGCTCATTGGTATGGTATCATCCTTCTTTTTGAAAACACAATTAACCTTGTTGGGACACGGTAATGAGCAAGAGACGTGATACACTGTCCGTTGGCTTTGTCGATATGGTGTTCAATATCGCGTTTGGCTTCATTGTCTTGTTTGTGTTGGCGTTTATCCTCATTTCCCTGAAAAAGACCGAGGATAGCGGCAAGGTAACGCCAAAGGCCGAATTCATGCTGGAAATGGTGTGGAATAGCGACTCGGACGATGATATCGACATCCACGTCAAAGACCCGCTAGGGACTGTGGTAAATTTCCGCACACGCCAGTCCGGCATCATGTATCTAGACAAGGATGATTTGGGACATCGATCCGATACCATCCAAATGCCGGATGGTTCGACGAAAATTATTCCCGTCAACAAAGAAGTGGTGACGATTCGCGGGGTAATGCCGGGGAGGTATGTCGTCAATGTCCATTTCTACGGAAAGAAAACCGAAGGCGATTATGTCAATGACGTGATGGTGACCCTCATCAAACTCAACCCATACTCGAATGTCGTCACGGTTAATCGGGTACTGGACGAGCCCGGACAGGAACTCACTGCATTCTCGTTTGTGCTGGACGATAAGGGGAATGTGACTGACGTTAATGTCCACGACGAAGAGAAGTTAATCCGATGATTTATCTAGCCACCGGCCTAATATTGCTCACTATTGGGTTCAACCTCTGGACACTGATTGAACTTGCTCAATCGAAGAGGAGCAAGAAGTCTCTGTTCTTCATCATTCCCGTTGCTTTATTCCTTGCCATTTCATCTGTGTTCATTATTAACGAATATGTCGGCTATCCGACCGATAGCCTGTCGAAACTTGAACGTAAGGAATGGCGGCTGATTGCCCACCATATTGACTTCGAGCGGAAGGTGGTCTATATTCTCGTCATACACGCCGAGGAAAGCGAGCCAAGGCTGTATAAAATCACAACAAATTTCGACGAAAACAAGGATGCTGTTCAGAAAGCACAAAAGGCAGCGCAGAAGGGAATGCCGGTTCGTGGGAAGATGTCTCGCTCACGCGAAGGCGACACGGAAAACAAGGGCGACCTGATTTTCTATACCCTTCCGCCGTCTGCCGTCATGCCGAAGGACAATCCGTAATCGGAGTGTGAAATGCTAGGTGTTCGAAAGGTTGCAAAGTTCGCTTCAGACGAAGCTACGAAACTGGATCGGCATTTGAATTATCTGTCCAACAACAAAATGGCGTTTTCTGTGTCATGCTATCGCAATCACGAGGGGAAATTTCATTTCATCGTCGTGTGGTGGGATAATACGGTGGCGTGATGCTTGATCCAGAAGTCATTCTTTTCGACCGTATCACATCGAAATGGAAGGGAATTCCGGCGAAGTATATCCCTGTAGCGTTTTGCGAAGATCGACGAGGCCATGGTACTGCGTCCACGCGGAAGAAAACGCCGATGAGACGTAAGTATGACTATATCCTGAAACTCGTCTCCAAACGTCCCGGCGACAAGGAACTCCATGACTTCGAAGAATATTATGCAAGATCATTTCGCGGTAGGCGGACCATCGTTCGCGTTGTGGTCTATCGTCTTTATCGCGACTTGCTAGTCGGTGTCGATGAGTATAACGGCATAACTGTCATCGTGAAGAATATGTCGGAAGTCGAAGGCGCATCGAATTTGCAGGTAGGAGATGAAGTTGTCTTGACCGGTCGCGCCATGCGCTATAGCAAGACTTATGCCGGTTTCGGGTTCGTTCTGAAGCAATGTGAGGTTGAATATGTCATTGACAAGCGATGATGTGAAAAAGACCTTAAACACGACGCTCAAGGGGTTTGTGGGTTGTGACCCGGAAGTCATCGACGATACGGCATTTGGTTCGGCTATTATCGCTGGCTCGTTTTTGCGAAATTTTGTCCACAATCAAGTGGCCATGGGTGACATCGACATCTTCTTGTCTGATCCTAAGGTTGGACTGTTCGACGACTACGGAGATCAACCCACAAAATTGGCTTGTGACATCAAAAAGGTCATTAACGATCATCTCTTGCCAACGCCCGACACTTCTATTGATGTTAAAAACCTCGTGAAGAGTTTGGAACAGTATAACATTATCGGTACTAACAACGCCCTGACCTTTTCGACAGAAGATTTCGATAATTTTTTCGGTAACTGGATCAAGTTTCCCGACGATATCCTCAAGAAAGTTAAGAAAATTCAGGTTGTGTTCTGCCCTCCAACGAACGGAACAGATGCGGGCAAGCACGGAATAACGAGGAAGTTTGACTTTCTCCATGCCATGCCATATTATGATTTGGCAGAAGGTGTCTGGTACTCTAACGAACGCCTCAACGAAATCATCGCAAAAGACCGCCTCATTTTTAACCCGACTATCAAACTCGTGACGGAAGGAAATGTCAAGCGGTATTGGAAATTCATTGAACGGGGAATGGTCCCGGACAATGAAACTAGAAAAAGATTGAACCCATGGACGAAATAACGGTACTAAGCAAAGAAAAATTCAGTTTGGAGGTTCAAGAATTTGTTGCCAAGTGCAATTCGTCGTACATCGACGCGGTTCTTGAACTGTGTCAGAGAAAGGAACTCGATTTTGAAATTTTGACAAGCCTTTTGTCACGGCAGATAATTGAGAAAATCGAGGCCGAAGCAGTCGAATTGAACCTGATCAAAAAGGACGAGGTTTCCCTGTTCTGATGTTGTCTGCATTGCGTCTGAAGCAACTTTTCGTGGCGTTGCGTCTTCATTTCACGTCTGATTATGATTATTTCCGCTACAACGGAAAGACGAACATTCAGGAAGTGAAGCCAAACGAATTGGCATACAAGACATTGGCGGCTCGACTCGTGAACGAAGAGCGAGCCATGAAGTTTATCTTGGCTAATTTTGTCAAATCCTTTGCCGAAAATTCTCGCATTGATAGTTGGATCGGCAACTACAAGAGCCGGGAAGCATTTGACGCGATTTATGACTACGACGATGAGTTTGCCCGTGTCTCATACGCGCTGACACAACTAAAAAACGAGCACGGCATCAAAAACCTACTTGACAAGGATTCGAATCTCATATACAAGTTATATCTTCGCAAGAAGGTTAGTCTCGTTCATCTGTGTGTCGTGTATCGCGCCTTGCGACTTGATCGTTATTGGGATTGGTCAAAAGACCCTCTGATGAATGAGACCGGTAAGTTCTTTCAGAAGCTATCGCCCTTCCTTCCCATCGATGACAGGAAGATTAGGGAAATTCTTCTGGGGAACGCTAAATAATGAGCCCTTAGTCGGCAGTACAACAGAAAACTCATAGAAACTACGGAAAACACATGGTATCTCTATCTGATCTCAAGAAAAACAAGCAATCTCGTCTAGAAAAACTCGTAAAGCAAGCAAAGAACGTTAGTGGAAAGAAGTTCACAAAAGAGGAAGATTCTCGATTTTGGTATCCAGCAGTTGATAAGGCTGGTAACGGTCGTGCAATCATCCGGTTCCTTCCTGCACCGAAGGTTGACGGCGAAGATGGGACGGCATTTGTTCGTTACTTCTCCCATGCCTTCCAAGGCCCCACTGGCAAGTGGTATATCAACAACTCACTAACAACCCTCGGACTTCCCGATCCCGTTTCGGAATATAATAACTATCTCTGGAACGAGGTTGGTACGGAAGACGCCAAGGAACAGGCCCGCAAGCAGAAGCGATCAACGAATTTCGTATCGAATATCCTCGTAATCAAAGACCCGGCGAATCCAGAAAATGAGGGTAAGGTATTCCTTTACCGTTACGGCCCCAAGATTTGGTCAAAAATCGAGGCGCAGCTATCGCCAGACGAAGGACTCGGTGAAGCGCCCTGCGATGTTTTCGATTTCTGGGATGGAAAGAACTTCCGGCTCGTGATCAAGAACGTTGCTGGGTATCGTAACTATGACGATTCTGTCTTTTTGGACAGCACGCCGATTTCCGATGACGAACAGGAAATTGAGCGCATCTGGGAGCAGGAATATTCTCTACAAGAATTCCTAGACCCGGCCAACTTCAAGTCATACGAACAACTCAAGCAGGAGCTTAATCGGGTTCTTGACGTGGGTGTCGTATCCGATCTCAAGGCAGCGCCAGCGCAAAAGGCAAAGCCAGTCGTCGAAGATGAAGGTGTTATCGACGCGAAGTCCAATGCGCCAAAGAAGG